GCCTAATAGATATGGCATCAATATAATCGGATACAAGTACACATATCCCAAGGAATTTAAAAATATCTTTGAGCTTGATAGAGAGAAAATGTTTGAAAAGATCATCTTTTCTGTAATTGATAGATTTTATGAAGCTGTAAACTGGAAGCTCAAAGCACCAGGTACACAAGTTCAGACAGATTTATTTGATTTACTTAAAATGAGTAGTTGATTTTTAACACAGATCATTATAATATATTCCATATGAGCAAACAAAACATTGTCACATTTATCGATCACATCGGACGTACCATTATTGCTGAGCAGCATGCTGACTCAGATAAGAACAAGCTAGTTGTTAAAAACCCAGCGATCATACACGTCCAGCCCACACAACAAGGACAACTCAATGTGCAAACAATTCCATTGTTTTTCCGCGAGTTTGTATCTGAAAAAACCCGCAACGATGGAACAATATGGGCGTTCAAACGTGATAATATTGTTGAAGGAGTTCAAGTTGATAATGAGCCACGTCTCATCGATCAGTACAACAAGCTCTTTTCTGGTCAGCTAGCTGATACAGCAAATGTAGCTCCTACAACTGAAAAAGTTGTCAAGCTGTTTGACGAATAATAGTTGATTTAACTCAACAATAATTCATACTAGACCTATGAGTAGAGAACTTAATAAAGTATTTGCTTCCCTAGACAAGATGAATAGTGAAGCATCTTATCTCAATGAAAATGCTCTGAGCAAAGTGGATGAATGGTTTGATACAGGTTGTTATGCTCTCAATGCCATTCTGGGCGGCAGCTGCCGCAATGGTGGTGTGCCCAAGGGCAGGATCATTGGATTCTCAGGCCCCAGTCAAACTGGCAAGACATTCATTGTGAACAAGATCTTGGCCAGTGCTCAAAAAAGAGGATTGACTCCAGTCATATTTGATACTGAAATAGCCATTGATGAGAACAGCACCAAGGGGGTAGGACTGGATGCAGAGAACACCAAATATGTACCTGTGGATACCATCGATCAATGTAGAAATCAAATCTCTACATTCCTAGATAGTGTCATAGAGAACAATGCCAAAGGTAAATTTATCATCAGCATTGACAGCTTGGGTAATCTGGCCTCTCAGAAAGAACTGGATGATATTATTAAGGATAAGTCCGCTACAGACATGGGTCTGCGTGCTAAGTCACTCAAGAGCCTGTTCCGCACTCTCACATTCAAGGCTGCAAAGGCTGGTGTGACAATTATGTTCACAAATCATACATATGAAGATCCAGGCTCCATGTACCCCACATTAGTGAAGAGTCAGGCAGGTGGATCAGGCCCAGTGTACATGTCCAGTATTTTGGTACAATTGGCCAAGCGCAATGAAAAAGAAGGTGAAGGTGATTCCATGGATGCTGATGATAAGAAGATTGCTGAAGCCAACAAATACTCTGGTACAACCCTGCGAGCTCTGACTGTAAAGAATCGTTTCATCCCACCATTCCTTGAAGCAGAAATGTATCTATCCTTCAAGACTGGCCTGAACAAATACAGTGGACTGTTGGCCATGGCGGCTGCACGAGGCATTGTGGAGCAAGCTGGAGCCACATATTCTGTGGGCATCACATCAGGTAAATATAAAAAGGGTGATAAACTTGGTTATGCTAAGACTTTTGCAAAGGATCCTTTGTTTTATGAAGAATTTATCATCCCTGAATTGGATAAACGTCTTATATTAGATTACCAGTACAACTCTAATGAAGCGCAAACAGAAGAGCCCATCCAGTAAGGCAGTAGTACCCATCAGTGGTGGCATGGACAGCTCTGTGCTGTTACATATGGCTGCAAGTAGGTATGATAAAGTAATTGCAGTTAACTATGACTACGGGCAGAAACATCGCAATAAGGAAATAAATTGTGCATCATTTCAGATTGAATCAGTTGATATACCTGTTGATAGTCAACACATAAAATTACCGTTTTTTAAAGATATCTGTCAAGTATCTTCACTTCTCAACAACAAGGTCGCAGTAGCTAAAGCTAAAGATGTAATGGGTGACCCTCAGACAGTAAACTACGTTCCTTATAGAAATTTAATGTTACTCAGCATATCGCTAGCAATAGCAGAAAACTATGGAGCTAGCACTGTTTTTCATGGTGCTGCACAAGCCGACAGTGTTGCAGGGTTCTGGGATGGCAGTGAAGAATTTCTGGAGCAAATTAACAAAGTGTCAGCTTTGAACCGTAGAAATAAAATTACAGTACAAGCACCGTTAATCGATAAATCTAAAGAGGAAATCATTAAACTGGGTATAAAACTTGGAGTGGATTTTAGTCAGACATGGACTTGCTATGAGGGAGAAGAGCAAGCTTGTGGTGAATGTACTGCATGCTCTTTGCGCATAAAAGGATTTATGGATGCAAAGTATATAGACCCCATACCATATAAGATAACACTACCCTGGGAAAAATATAAGTGCAGATTGATTAGTCACCGAAACTAAAGCTGCCTGGATCTCTGCCTCTACCCCTGTTAATATAGCCTAACTCTTTTGCCGCTTGCCCCACATCATCATACTCTGGCACATCATCAATATTTGTCACTTCACCTGTACCCTCACCTTCCTTAGACTGCACTTCCACCTGCTTCTCCTTCAATACACCTGCTTCTTTTAATTTATCAAGCAAGTCATATGACTTCACTTTAATCATATCTCCCTTGCCCCTACCAGGTGCTTCATTAAATTCTTTTATTGCTGCTTTCAATACACCCAATATCTCCCTCTCTCCCACATCCTCATCTGGTAAACTATTAACTATCATTTTAATATTTTTATCCGCAAGTTTTACAGCTTTATCAATTTCATATACTGTTTCTGTTTTTGTAGTACTTGACACAGCTGCCTGTATAGCAGATTTAACTTTATCAGCCTGCACCGCTACACCACCAGTAGCATCATCTTTTACAACTATATTGAGCATATTACGTACTATTCTTGCAGTATAATTAGCTTCAGTCTTACCAAGACCCAATTCTTTTTGAACTAAATTCTGCAGATCATTTCTCAGCTTCATGCCATTACCGGGGTAGAAAAGGTTGTATTCAACACCATCAACGGTATGTGATTCCGGCTTGAAAAGTGTTGCTTGAATTTTTTTAACTAGCTCATCAGAAACTTGTTTCATTGTCTTACCTGTTTTTGCAGCTGCTGTCTTTAGTCCATATCCACCACCAGGAGCTGCCTGAAGCTTGGGTTCAGATATATCCAAGTCACCTGCTGCATATGCAGGAATTTCACTTAGCATCTTGGTTTTGTTTAAATAAGCTTCAAATATGAGTTTAGCATCATTATTCATCTTGAATTACTTATGCTTTGGTATTATAATAATCTGATGTGCGGCATATTTGGCTCTTCAGACTACACCAGATACATTAAGCTTTACGATCAAAATAAAAAGAGAGGCAACTTCTCTTACGGAGGCCTCTTCATTGACACAAAGATACATGCCATTGTGAGGACGAAGGGAACCTTCAATTTCAAAGGCAAGTTAAGCATTGAGCTGAAAGGCAACAAAACAAAGCCACTGAATAGCTTCAGGAATTACCTGGGACATACACAGGCACCCACATCTTCCAAGCGCGAGTATACACACCAAACAACACACCCCTTCAATGAGAAGCAGTGGTATATTGCACACAATGGTGTGCTCACAAATCATAATATACTGCGCAAAGATCTCAAGAAGTTTAAATGTGTAAATGAAGTGGACACCTCAGTTATCCCACCCCTAGTATACATACACATAGCCAAGGCAAAGAATGAAGTTAAAGGCATTTGCAAAGCCTTATCCCTACTACAAGGCACCTTTGGCTTATGGATTTATAATGACAAGTCAAACAATGTATATCTTGCTCGTTCAGGTAGCACTCTATATGCTAACTATCTAACCAATGATTTTTCTTCCATCAGAGCAACAGGCTTCAACCCCCTTGAGGAAGGTACCTTGTATTTGCAGACCGTGGAAGGTCTGACTGCAGTTGGTGACTTCAAAACAAACTCACCATTCTTTTCATCATGAGCACTGCTTTCTTTAGCGCCACAAGAAACAAGATAACTGATACACTGTACTATAAGAGCATAACCAAGATTGCAGAAAAAGATTCCAATATAACTCCTTTTTTTGAAAGTTATAATAAATCTGGACTCAGCAAGTGTTACAACACATTCCTGGAAAAACAAATCAATAACTTTGAATACATAGTATTTTGCCATGATGACATTACAATAGATGATTATAATATTACTAATAAGCTAGAGCTCTATCACAAACAGTTTGATATTATTGGTCTTGCAGGAGGTATTAACCCTATCATACGCCAACCAGCATTATGGCACCTGATGTGTGGTGGGTTCAGCAATGGCAACTTAAGAGGAGCAGTAGCACATTATATTGATGATCAAACCTTCCATGTAACCAGCTTTGGACCTACACCAAGTCGTGTTGCTGTGTTGGATGGATTGTTTCTAAGCTTAAAGACAGAAAGCATTAAAGCTGCTGGATGGAAGTTTAATGAAAACTATACATTTCACCATTACGATATTGCTAGCTGCATTGATGCAAATAAACTAAAGCTCAAGCTTGGTGTTGCACCCATATGGGTAATCCACAAGTCACCAGGGCTCATGAACGTGAATGATACTGTATTTACTCAGAGTCAGATAAAGTTTTTAAGAGAATACTCGAGTTAAGGTATATAATAAGATTATGCAAAAGCTCGACCTAGATTTTTTTGAAAATATAATCATGTATAAGTCTCTGACGGATGAGACTTATCTTGCATCCATAGTAGATTATCTCAATCCCTTATTCTTCAAGAATGCTGACATCAAGAATATAGTCACAATCATTAAAGAGTTTTACAACCGCAGAGGAGTAAAACCCACACCTACAGAAATCAAAAGTTATCTCATAACAGAGGAACTCAAGAGCGGGTTCAAAAAGGTAGTTACAAGCTTTGATTCTATTGATAAGAATTTTAACGCTGATGAACTTGCAAGCAATACAGAAACCTTCCTAAAAGAGAAGGCTGTTTACTACACTATGCTTGAAGTTGTGGATGATATCAACAAAGGATCTGTAGATACTAGCCAGGTATTACATAAATTTGAGAAAGCATGCAATTTATCATTAACAACCAATATAGGATTAGACTTATTAGAGAATGCTGATTTGATCGTGGAAGACCTTAACAAGATAGAAAACTTCATACCATCAAAATGGAAATGGTTAGATGACAAAATTGGCGGCGGGCTTTTGGAGAATGGAAGAGCCATATATATCTTTGCTGGTGAAACTAACATTGGCAAGAGCATATTCTTAGGCAACATTGCTGTTAACATTGCATCCCAAGGCAAAACGGTGCTACTTGTCACACTTGAGATGCCAGAGATGATATATGCCAAGCGCTTATGTACCAACATTACAAAAATACCTTACAGTCATTTAAAATCTGAATCTTCAACTCTCTATCAACAACTAAAAGAATACAAAGATAATACAAATAATGCCAAGATAATTATCAAAGAATTCCCACCATCTACCATTACACCCAATCATCTCAAAGCATTCATAAAAAAGCTTGTAAATCAAGGAATTAAGATTGATGCTTTAGTGGTCGATTATGTTAACCTGCTGCACACTACATTAGGCAATACTACATATGAACGGGTAAAGCATATAACAGAGCAGCTCAGAGCATTATCTTATGTTTTTAACATGCCTGTAATTACTGCCACACAGCTCAATCGTCAAGGGTATGAAATTAGTGATCCAGGTCTCAATACCTTATCAGAATCCATGGGTCTAGGGTTTACTGCAGATGTAATCCTAAGCATATGGCAAGAAGATTCAGACAAAGAACTAGGCATAATAAAGATGGGAATGATGAAGAACAGATTTGGTGCAAATTTCGGCTCTGTTAATATGCGCATAGATTACGGTACATTAACACTAACAGAAGATGAAATTAACAATGAAACTGCAGCTTCAACATCTTCAATATCCACACTATCAAACCTTTCATTAACATAGTTGACTTTTGAGCTATATCTATAAATCTATATGTGTCAAACGAATCAATCAAAAAAGACATATTCCAAGGAGTCATACCGCTAGGAACCACAAAAACACCCTACAAGATAGCAAGTACATTTGCTGTAGATAGGTATGATGAGGCTGCAGACAATCTCATAAAATTTCTACAATGCAATATTGCTCTTGTAGTAGACATCGAGAAAAAAATTATCTTCATAAAATTATCAAATTGTACTTTACACGCTGGAAACTTTGCTAGCAAGCTCTTTGAAGGTGGAGGAGTGGAAACTGTGGCCATAGGTAAAGTTAATAATGTTTTTATTAAAATTTCAAAACTACTCTACCCTGTAGCATGATAAATACTGACCCATCTGAAAAAATGACTCAATATGAACTATTGCATCTATTCCTATCTTTTTGCACTTTCTGTTCCCTTCTTGATGCAAAGAAACTAAATCTAGCTAATGTATTTCTCTTGGTTTTAAAGGATAAAAAATATAGAACCCTCTTAACAAATTATTGCGATTTTAAGAATGATTACTACAGCTTAAGATATTTCTTGCAATTTGACACAACTTTGTATAAGAGTAAGTATATTATGAAATTTATCAACTCCAAGAATTTTAACATTTTATGAGCCAAATCAACGCAGAAGTCAAATTAAACAAAGATAAATGCACAGACAAAGCATACTTTGATAAAATGTATAAGAAATTTAGTTTTGAAATGCAGAAAACATTTCTACTTGAAGAGCTCAGACTAAAGAGCAGATATGTCAAACCTAGTCAATACAAAAGGCTCAAAGCCCAAGCTTTACGCGACAAATGGAAATACCATAAATGATATCAGATTTCGAGAAAAATATATACAATTCCTTTCTTAAAAATTCTAGAGCAAGCTCCAACAAGCCATATACGTATAGAAAAGATTTCTCTAATTTAGATGAGAAAATCTTTATATGTCTCAAGAAATTATCTAGCTTCTTTAACCGCAATAAAAGTGTCAAGCTAGATGATTTTTTCCGTGCACCCTACACCATATATCCTGACAATGGCTATGTTGATCTTTCTTTCTATACAACACTAAAAGCTGCTAAAGCATATACTATCTTCCAGAAACAACGAGAAAAGCTAGAGCCTGATGATGCAGATCAGCTTACTTCAACAAAAGATTCATTTAAGTTTATTGCTGAATACTGCAAACAAAATAGCATTAGCATTGATAACTACATATCATTCAAAGATGAAAATATATTTGCTTTTCTTGTACACTTAAAAGAAAGAAAAATTAATATTTACAGCCTCTTAGCTTTTGATAATTTTGAGAGAAACTTTAAGGCATCTGATAATGAGGTTATTCGGTTTATGCTTGGTGATGATTTTGTTAGCAATCTCAATACATTCAAAGTCAAGTACTTTAATTCTAAAAAATGCAGATTCTTTGCTGAAACATGCAAAGAAAAAATTAAAAAAAGCTTGAACTCATCACATAATAATATATCATAAGACTATGAATTCATTTACATCCTCAATGTTCGAAAGCATTAAAACTGCTCTAACTAAAGACAACCAAAACGCCTCCAATAAATCTAAAGACTTTATACGCACTGAAGTAGGCAATACATACACTGTCAGATTATTGCCCCTGATCAAAGACCCTACCAAGACCTTTTGCCATTACTATTCTTATGGATGGAATAGCTTTTCAACTGGTCAGCTAGTCACTGCAGTGAGCCCTACTACATGGAATCAGCGTGATCCTATTGCTGAAGAGCGCTATAGAATTCTTAAGAATGGTACTGAGCAAGAAAAAGAAAAAGCTCGTGGTATCATCAGGACGCAGAGATGGCTAGTGAATTGCTATGTCATTAATGACCCTGTGAATACTGAAAATAATAATAAGATCAAGGTTCTCCGCTTTGGAAAACAGCTTCATAAAATTATCATGGATGCAATGGAAGGTGAAGAAGCAGAAGAATATGGTCCGAGAATTTTTGATCTGTCCCCCAAGGGTGTTAACTTGAAGATTAAAGTTGAGAAACAGGGAGATTACCCAACATATGTGTCTTCTAAGTTTACAACTCCAAAAGAGATTGAAGGAGTTGATGAGGATTCTTATGATAAGATCTACAAAGGTGTATTTGATCTCGAGTCATACCTAACTGTTAAGAGTTATGATGAGCTAAAAGATATGCTCAACAAGCACTATCATTGCAGTGAGGATGTTGAGGTTGTTGAGAAAGAGAAAGCTGCTCCTGTAGCCAGGACAAGTGCGCCCGTACCAGTGGCTGAAACAAAGAGTGCTGCTCCATCAACAGTTGACAGTGATGAGGCTCTTAAGAAACTTCTTGACGATCTATAAAGAATGGACACATTCAAAGACATATCTGCTGAAGAAGCAAAGCTGCTAACCATCCAATTCATTGGACAGCAGATGGGAGAGATCAAAGATCTCAACAGTCGTGTCATCAACAGTTCTGCAACATTGCAGCACGTTAATGTGGATGTTGGTAACATTATCAAATCAATACCAACATCAGCAGTCTCAAGGCCTGAAGTAGCACAACTGCCCCAGACGTCTGGTTCATATTCTACACCCGTATCATTACATGCACCCGTATCAGTACATGCACCTGTTATTCCAAATGACACCAACCAATTGGAATTTAACTTTGAAGCTTCACCATATTCAAAACAAATATTTGATGCAATAGATAGGATAGAGCGTAAGCTTGATACCCTTACTACCGCACTTAATAAAGCTTGATATTGCGCGCGCACTCTTTATCATAGAATAATGAGTTTATGTTTACAAGATAGAGCCTCTTTTCTTAACAATTTCCTCATTCCTGTAAGCAAGGTTGCTAATAGTGCTGTCTTGAATGTTCAGTCAAAGCAAATCTCAACACTCATTGCAACATCTGACAATACTGTCATACTCAATGCCATTTATAACCTGAGTGAAGAAGTTGCACCTACACAGTTAAACATCCCTGACTTGAGCAAGTTAACCCGCATTCTATCCATCATCAATCAAGACAGCATTACATTTGAATTAGATAACAATTCACTCTCATATAAGTCAGCAGATATGCGATTCAAATACCACTTATTTGAGAATGGCATTATTTCTGTTCCCAAGCTAAGCATGGAAAAGCTCAATGAGGTCAAGATGGATGGAACTTTCAAGCTGCAGTACACTGATTTGCTCAGCCTTATCAAGGGAAGTACCATAGCATCTGACACTAATAAAATATATCTATCATTTAAAGACGGTACTGTGCACGGTGAATTAACAGATAAAGCCAGGCCTAACGTTGATTCATATGGATTGAAGATATCAACAAATTATACAGGTCCACAATTAGCTTCAAATATACCATTGAATTTTGAAATATTCAGAATAATTTCTTCTATGAGGTTTAAAGAACTAAACTGTGCATTTTCATCAAAAATCGGGGTGTTTGTATTTGAAACCAATTTAATTAATACCAGCATTAAATTCATTGTTTCTGCGTTAGCTAATTAATTTATGAAAACATCAAACAATAAACTAAGAACACCAGCATATTTTATCAAGAGATTGCGAGACAACGGATTTGTTGTCTTGAGACTGTTTTCAGTTTATGCTAAAAGTGACCCACGGCGATGGACAGTAATGATAAATCCAAGCTTCAATTCTGTCATGTGCACTTGCTATGCTAATAAGACTGAGCTTGGAGAGACACTCTTTGAACTAGATGATGGGGGTGAAAGAATACCCAAGAGTTACTTTCTCAAGACAGATAGCATGCAGGTTGTCATTAATTTTCTTATGAAACATGGTGTTTTTAACAGTGACTACCCCGGTCGCAATAGATATTACTCCAAAACATTAAATAATTCAAATGAAAAAAGACTCTAAGAACAATGACAAGTCTCTAGAGAATTTCGATCCCGCTAAACACGAAGAAATTAAAGAACTCACAAACAAGGCAATCTTTAACTTTTTGCAAGGAAAGCTAAAAGATCGCAATGCCAAAAGAAAAGACATAGAAGCTCTTACAAATACAATTCTAGAGTTTCTCAATTGTTTTATTTTATTAGGATATAATGAAGAAGGTGAGCCCATTAATATAATTTCCGCACACAATCAGCAAGAAGCTGACTCACTTGCCACTTTTGTCAACAAGTTTTTCATACACAGTGCCACAAAGGATTGATTTTCTCTTCAAACAGTATATCATAATTGTGTGAAAGTAGTACTGCTAGGATCTGGATTTATTGGCTCATCACTGAGTGAGCACCTGAATGACAGAGGTTGCAACCTTACAACTATTAACCGCACACAACTAGACTACACAGAACCAAAGCAATTGGAGCATACACTCAAAACTTTGGGCTGTACAGTACTGATAAACTGCACTGGGTACACAGGGGTACCCAATGTTGATGCTTGTGAGCTTGACAAAGAAAATTGTTACTTTTACAATGTAACACTGCCACTTAGAATGGTTAAAATTTGTGAAAAGCTTGGCATCAAGCTAGTAAATGTATCCTCAGGCTGCATATATACAGGCTACACAAAGAATTTTACAGAAACAGACATTCCAAATTTTGGTATCTATAATCCCGATAGTAGCTTCTACTCCAAAACAAAACACATATGTGAAAATAATTTAGCTAATTTCGACGCCATCACCCTTAGAATAAGAATGCCATTTAATAACAAAGCTGTTCCAAAAAATTTGATATACAAGATATTCAAGTATGACAACATCATTGATTATCCCAACAGTGGAACAAACACTGACAACCTGAATGTATTTATATACAATTTAATTACCACTAATGCCTTAACACGCATCGTAGGCCCTCTCAATGTTGTTAATCCTGGAGTAATTACAGGGAAGAAAATAGCTGATTTGCTTGCTAGCTGCGGTCTTACCAACCCTAATTGGAAATTGGTTGACATTAAAGACCTGGACATCAAGGCTCAGCGCTCAAATTGTGTACTGGATGAAAGCAAGGCAGTCTCTCAAGCTTTACTGATGCCTCATGTTGACGATATCCTAGAAGATACAGTCAAGAGCTTCATAACTAGGTATAAAGCATAATGTTTTTCTCCAAACCCCACCCCAAGAAACAGTTCATATATGCAGTTACAGGTGGTGTATACCTTGGTGAGTTGCTAGTCTACATGGCAACAAGCAACAACAATCACAAGTTTTTGAGCCTTCCAAAAATGATTAACCGCGACATACCGGTAGAGAAATTTACATTTGGTGTTGATCAAAAAATTGTGGATACTGTAGAGAAGCTTCCTGTAAATATCTATAAGACATGCATGCAGCAATTCAAAAAGAATGAGAAAGAGCATAGCAATAGACTTTTGCAGATTAAATAATTATATGAGTACAGATTTCGTGCAGCCAAAAGTAATTATGTCACCCATTAGCGGTGAACCAGTTAGACCTCAATTAAAAACATACATCAAGGGTGATCAGAAGATAACTGAAGCACAGTGGATTGACCCCGCTTCTGGAACTTTTATCCGCAAGGGCATTGTTTCAATTGAAGCAATAGCCAAGCCTGAACAAAAATAACTTGTACCTTTTGTAGATTCATATATACTTGAACTGTGGTTCTATTACCAAAAGAATATATTGTTCAGAAGTTCTATCAATATGCTGGTTACCCTAAGTTTAAGAAGATAACCAACGTTTATGAAGCTGGCTGCCCTATATGCAGAGAAGGTGGCTCCTGGGGCAAGAAGCGCAGATGTTATTACATAGTAGATAAAAACTCTATATGCTGTCATAATTGTGGGTGGTATGGCAATCCAGTGAAATGGATTGAAACCGTCTCATCACAAACTATTGATGAGATGATAAAGGAATCAAGAAATTTTGACCTATTACCCACTGATATCTTATTGGATAAAAAAGATGCACCCAGAAGAATAAACATAGAAAAATTACCCAAGGATTCAATTAACCTTTTTGATTGTCAGCAGTTAAATTTTTACATAGATAATCCAACAGTAATAGAAGCTTTAAAGTTAATCAAAAGACGCAAACTGCATACTGCCATAAACAAACCTTCAACTCTCTGGATCTCTTTAACAGATACAATACACAAGAACCGTCTGGTTATTCCTTTCTATACCTTCAATAATGAAATTATCTTCTACCAATCCAGAACAGTCCTATGTGACAATCTAAAGCATTATCCCAAGTACCTATCCAAACTCAATAGTGAAAAATCCTTATACAATATCAACAAGGTTTCTACTGACCTAGAATATGTCTTCATCTTTGAAGGCCCAATTGACTCCTTTTTTGTTAGAAACGGTACAGCTGTAGCAGGAATTCAAGAGAATAGTCACGCCATGTTCACACCATTACAACAGGAGCAGTTGGATAGTCTCAAGCTTCATAAACGCATATGGGTGCTGGATAGCCAATGGCAAGATATGGCCAGTAGAAAGAAGACAACGAAACTTCTACAAAGAGGTGAAACTGTGTTCATATGGCCTGAAGACATGGGCAAAGCCTTCAAGGACATCAACGACTACTGTATAGCAAAAAATCTCAATAGCGTTGACCCAGAATTTATTATGCAGAATTCACACTGTGGCCTCAAAGCCAATCTTCTTATGATTGAGATTACTCGTTGGAAGAAATGAGATACCCCTTGAGTGATTCACTCAACGAACTCATTTCTGCTGCAAGGCGCGCAATTTTTTTCTTCTCACTTCTAGCTATATCCTGAAACATTGTTTCACATGTAGCTGAATGCAACAAACTCTGTACAGACCCTTCATTTGTACCATTCAGAAATTCAATAAAGTCATCTATTTTAGAAATCCAATCTTTTAATTTTTCTTTTTGCTTGGCTTTAATGGCATCTACATTTGTTATGCCGCCCTTAACATCAAAATCATCGGGGGTAGCAGTATCTAGCTTCTGTGCCATTGCTTCTTTATCTGTTGCTGGAGCAGCTACTGGAGTTTCAGGAGCCTCTGGTGTCTTCAGATCTCTATCCTGTTCAATCAACTTATCAAATACCTCTTTAAATAGACCCATACAATTATTTATTATTATTGATTAAATAATCTTGTGGTTAATCTGCCCATAAAAGAAGACACTACAATGAACTACAACAAATGGGTTCAAGGTATTGCTGCTAGAGAATTTAGTGCTCAAAGAGTGTTCCTAAGGGACATATTAGGCAAATCAAACGAAAATGATCAATATCCTAATAATGTAGTTGATAGCAAAGTACTTCCGTACCCATTAAACAATTTAGTCCCTAGCATAGGAAATGTAATATTCAACCTAAACAACTCATTGACATTGTTAAGAAGCTCTGAGCAGAACCCCATTTGCAGCAGCAAAGAAAATATAGGATATATAAATGCTGCAATTGCAGATCTGACTGAAGCATATAAATTTGTTAAATCTACTATAAAACGGCTTGATAATTTAAGGATTACCGTTAAAATAGAGAGATAATGCCATTGCCATTTAGAGTTTTCCTGTTCCTATCAATCACCATTATCACTGGGATCATCTTTGATCATTGTGGTCTTAATATGTATTTCGGTTTTTTTGCAGGCATATGCTTTCAGTTTGCTCTGAGCTATGCCATACAACAGCTTCTAAATACCCACATAGAGCTTAAGAATAAAGCACTAGAAAACGAGCGCATCAGGCTATTTAACTATCAAAGTATTGAAGTTGCATGCCCATGCCACCTTGAAGTAAAAGAGGTGATACCGTTCCGCTTTAATGCAGAAAACAGGTATAGATGCAGGGAGTGTAAGAAAGCCATAAGTGTCTTTACCACCACCCAAACCGCTCTCTTCACTGAACCACTACAAGACACAGACACAACTAAACCAGAGATACTAAATGTCACCTCAAAGTAATCTTGATCAAATAACACACACTGTGCCGCCCACACAAATATCTGCAGCTGCACCTGTGGCTTATAATCCCATAGAATTTTGTGCCATGCTAGAGCAGACACTACCCAACAATCTTTTTAAGTACTATACCACTGGTTTAAATTATTATAAACCTAGCACCAGCGATGCAGCATTTATTAAGAATCTTATCTCCCTTTTCTCCTCATACATGACAACATCCCTCAAAGAAAGTGATGTAAATATTGAACAGCAAAGTAATGTCCAGAGGTGCTTGGACTTAGTGACAACTAATATAGAGCACAATTTGAAGTTCTTGGATCACAGTGTTTCAGAGCTAAGCACAAAGAAGAATGTATTTGACGCCCGCAAGCTTGCCCTTATAATCATTGGATATGCAATTACATACATCAAAAAAACAAATTAAAGTTTCTTGTAAGACCAAGGAACATGACCTAACTGTTGACGAATATGCCCGTTGGCTATGTCTTATTGAAGGTGTTGAGCTGGTGGCAAAAAAAGCTCAACAAATGAAAATGGATCTCAGAAATAATCTTGATTGGATCAAGCCGCTAGCCTTCCAAAAGTATATTGTGGAGCGATATGAATCCATGGTAGATGAAGTCAAGATACATGAACCAGGCATTGTCATAGAAGCTGTACCTGTTATAGATGTCAAAGCAAAGGAAGAAAATATTGCAGAAGAAGATGTTTTAGAAGAGAGCTTTGCTTAGTATCCGCCATATACACCACCATAATCTGTCTTAGAATAGTCAAATACACTCTTTGATGCCTCATTAACATCATAAGAGTATGGCTTGTCAGCGCCTGACACTGCAGGGGCTTTTGCATCATCAAACACTTGATCATTCATAGCTTCACCAGAAAGTCCAGGCTCAAAGGAGTACTCAAATCGTTTTGCTTTTACTAGCCACACATAATGGCCCATGAGTGGATTGATTTGTGCTGCATCTTCATCTAACCTTTCTGTAATCTCAAAGATTTTTCCATTACGGCCACCTGGTCTATCATCCCCATATTCTATCAATTGAAACAAATCACCAGACTTCGGCTCATTTGGATAGCCAAATGTTTCATAAAAAGAAGATATATGAACAAACGCAGTTAATTCATCATCAGACTGCAATCCAAACTTTGACAACATCAAAGCATTCTCATTTAAATTGACTAACATCTTTATTGTAACAGGTGCAGAATATGCTTGTGTAGGTTGTTCACCATATAGATTATCTGCAGCAGATAGAGAGTAATTATGTACAATATAACCTACTTTTTGACCATATAAATTAATCTGCTCTTTCCAATAGTTAGAGTATAGATCACGTTCAGGCTGATTGTTGTTTTTGTCAACCAAAGAGAAACATTCATTTACATTATTGATGGAATCTGGATAAAAGGTTATCTGTGGATTGCCTTTGTAATAATTTGTGCAATCTGCATTAGTCATTTTTGTAGAATGTACCCTTCTCCATTAGGATTCTTGTATAATGTTATGCCTGTATTACCAAGAGTTGCTACATTACTCTGTGAGAATTTAACATTAAATCTGGTTTTCAGTTCCTCCGCCTCATTATTTGTTATATTGTATTTGCCTGTCATCTTACCTTTCAGAGAGCGAAATTTATCCACATCTTTTTTACTTTTGTGCATATCTGGAACAGGTTCATGAGGTCTTCTTGTGTTCAGAAGAGCTCCATGATGTCTTTTGCGTGTAATGCCCATGCTACCTGGGGTACCAGCATTAAAAAAATCCTTAAAAGTAGTCACAATGTTATTTAATCAAAAAAAAAGCCTAACTTACGTTAGGCTTTTTTAATTTCAAAAATAGTGTTATTTTTGTGCGACGTAATGACCAACATTAGAAGCTTTACCAGCTACTACATTAGCCTTACCCTTGGGAGATGTTGAGGCACCACCCTTAACACCACCACCCACTAGGGCATGACCTTTGTCACCATCATTACCAACCTTATCAGTTGTTTTACCATCACCACCACCAGAAGACTTGAGACTATTTGATACATCAGCGGTTACCTTGTTGCTCTTGCCTTGCAAGGTTTTGCCCTTTGAATCTGGTAGGGTCTCTGTGGCAGTGGCTTCACCAGCAATTGCTTGGCTGCCTTCTTCATTAGCTTCTTCAGCTTCTTTATCATGATCAGCATGACCTTCTGCATCTTCAGATTCACCATCAACTTCATCTTCATCAGAAGTCTCTTCTGCACCAGCATCGAGAACTCCATGAAGCATATCACAAAGCTTTTGAGCAACATCACGCGGTAGTGTCAATGTTACATCACCTTCTGCATTAGCACCTTCCTCACCGGCAGGCTTATCGCCGGCAGCGGGTAGTGTGAGACCAAGATCTTGTGCGTCCTGATCATCCTGGGAAAGACCCATTACTTCTTCAAAAAGTTTATCAAATATATTGCTCATGTAATTATTTATACTCTTAGTTTCACTTTTTCCAACTTTTTCACTAAATTTTTGTGAAGAGAATTTTTCTACCTCTTGAAATGTGTCCTTCTTTTTTGCAGTGGTTTTTGGATCAGCATATTTCTTAGGTTCAAAGCCACCAGCTGCTTCCGGCCCTGAGGTCTTTCCAATGAAGGGCTTCTTCTTCTCTTTTGCATCCTTAACCATTTCAAATGTTCCTTTGGGTGGGAACGTAACCTTTTCAC